TACTTCGACATCGTCGACGAGGCGATCACCAACAAGATCTACGAAGAAGCCGGTGTCGTGATCTACGGCGGCCTGCCGGGCACCCTGGGCAAGCCGGTGCTGGTCACCGACACCGCTCCTGCGGACGTAATCTTCGGCCTGCTGCCCAACGCCGTGGTAATCACCGAGTCCCAGGCGCCGGGCTTCCGCTCGTACCCTGTGAACGATGAAGAAAACCTGGGCATCGGCTACCGCGCCGAAGGTACCGTCAACATCGATGTTCTGGGCTACAGCTGGAAGGATGCTGTTGGCGGTGCAAACCCAACCCTGGCCGCTGTAGGTTCTGCGGCCAACTGGGGCAAGCATGCTGACAGCAACAAGGTCACCGCCGGCGTGATGATCACGCTGACCGCCACGCCACCAGTCAGCGGCTGATACTCACCCGAGGACGCGGCCAGCGATGGCCGCTACGGAGATTTCTATGGAACTCATTTATTCCACCCAAAGCTCTGGCTTTGATCCGGATAAGCGCTACCGTAACCCTGAGCATTTCCACCGACCAGAAGCGGGCGTGACCGGTGTTGTCGTGGTTGGCGAATGGCCGAGCGTGGTCGATGCCTACAGGGCGTTCGGCGTCGAAGTGATTACGAAAGACGTTGGGCGCGTGCCGATTGTCGGCGGTGGCGATCATGGCGAACTGCAAGGCCTGATCGACAAGCTCCATGCCGAAAGCGGCGAAATCATTCTCCTGGTTGATGGCCTGGACTCCGGCGAGATTCACCGCCCCGAGTCTGGCGGACTGGCGTTGCGTTTGTTTGATGCGCTCAGCACCATCCATACGTCAGTTGGCGAGTTGACCGCTGAGCGTGACGGCCTGCTCGCTACCGTCGACTCGCTGCGTGGCGAGGTCGAAGCGCTGAAGGCAGTTGCCGATCAGTCGGCTCGCGATGCCTCTGAAGTCGAGGCGCTGAAAGCGAAGCTCGACGAGGCCAAGGTGGGCTACCGCGCCAACGCCTCGAAAGAGTCCCTGGAAAAGCTCGTCGCTGAGCTGCCCAAGGCGTAATACTGCTGGCTGCCGGTGATTCGGCAGTCGAACTTGAAACACTTCCAGCGAGTTGACGCATGACACTCATCATCGAGGACGGCACCGGCAAGCCTGACGCCGAAAGCTACGCGAGCGCCGAGGACCTGGCCCTGTATGCCGTGAAATTCGGCACGGTCATTCCTGCTGACGTTCCCGCGCAAGAGTCTTTGCTGCGCCGGGCCGCCTTGGCAATGGATGGCATGACCTGGAAGGGGCGCAAGACCAATAGCGAGCAGGCCCTGGTGTGGCCGCGCCGGGAAGTTCTGCTCGATCGCGAGATCAAGCCGAACAACTACCTGCCGGCGCGGATCCAGTATGGCCAGATGGCTTTGGCCGCCGAGATTCATCAGGACGACATCTATCCGCCCGAGCAGCGCGTTGGCGGCCTGATCAGGGAGCGCGTCGAAGGGGCGGTTGATGTCCAGTACGCAGTGATCCCAAGTACCAGCCGCCGACTGTTGCCGGCGGCGCCTGACCGCCCGAGCGCAACGCAGTTTGCTGACTACCTGGCCAAGCGAGGCCTATTTGCCATAAGGGCCTGATCATGAGCGATTTTTACGACCGCATGGCTGCTACCGCTCTGCGGTTGATAGCTCGGTATGGTCAGCCCGTCCAAATCATCGACACCAAGCCTGGTGAGTACGATCCTGATACCGGCACCGCCGGCCCGGGGATCGTTATCGAGCAGACAGCCCAAGGCATCCTGCTCGACTTCACCGGCCAGGAATTCCAGAACAACAGCCTCATCAAGCAGGGCGACAAAAAGCTCAAGATCGCCGCGCAGGGGCTTGAATGGGCCCCGAACCTGCTGAACAAGGTGTTCGTCCAGGATCGGACCTGGTCCATCGTGCCCCCACTGAAAGAGATCAACCCGGCCGGCACTCCGCTCCTGTACGAGCTTCAGGTGCGGTCGTGAGCCGCTATGCGGGCATGAACGGCAGCTTCGCGGAGAACATCCGGCAGTTCGCCGAGCAAGCTGCTCAGGGCATTGATGCGACCTTCCGAGAGATCGTTATCGAGATCGGCAGCAGCGTGACTCGCATGTCGCCCGTGGGTAACCCTGAGATCTGGGCAGCCAACGTCGTGCACCGCCAGGCCAACACCAGGGCCGCCGATGGCTACGACTTCAAGGTGGCCATCCGCAATACGCTGATCAATCTGGACGAAAGCAACTTCACCAAAGCAGGGAAGCTGAAGCGCGGCGTGAAGTACGCCAAACCACTGACGAAGGCTGAGCGCGACCAGAACTTCAACGTGAACGGGCTGGTGTCCGGAAAGGGCTATGTTGGCGGACGGTTCCGAGGTAACTGGCAGTTCAGTGTCGACGCGCCGGCAGAAGGCGTTCTGGATCAGGTCGACCCTTCAGGCAATGTCACCATCGCGGTCTTGCGCACCCAGGTGCAGTCGCTGACTGCTGGCCAGACGGCCTACATCGTGAACAATCTGCCATACGGCGTCGCCTTGGAATATGGACATAGCGCACAGGCGCCATCTGGAATGATCCGGGTCACACTTGCAAGGTTCCAGCAGATCGTCGACGAAGCCATCAGGAACAACCAGGTATGAGCCACAACATCATTGCCTCGATTTACGAGGCCCGGGTAATCACCTGGGCGAAAGCCAGGTCTGTACCGCTGAAGGTGGTGGTCGAGAACGAGGCCTATGCGCCGAAGGACGGCGAAACCTACCTTCGGGCCTTCACGCTGCCGGCCGACACCGCCAGCAACACCCTGGGCGACGATCACCGGCTGTACACCGGTGTCTTTCAGGTCAGCATCGTGACTCCGGCTGGCGGGTACCGCGGTCCGGCCGGCGCCTTGGCCGACGAGATCACGGCACTGTTCCCGCTGTACGAGCGCAACACGAAAAGCGGCCTGACTGTCGTGACCCTGACGCCCCCCGACCAGGGCCCAGGCATTCCGGGCGACACCACTTATACGGTGCCATTGTCTTTCCAGTACCGCGCCGACACCGACTGATTCCGCCCACTGGGCAAAACCACTGAACCCGCCATTGAGCGGGTTTTGTCATTTCTGCAACGAGGAAAACCCCCATGGCCGGCATCAAAATGCCCAACGGCGCCACCTTCGAAATCGCTTCTGCCTACGGCACTGCGATTCCGTTCACCGCGCTCACCAATGCAAAACCTGCCGTCGCCACCGCAGCCGCCCATGGCCTGGCCGAGGGCGATATCATTGTGGTCAGCTCCGGCTGGACCCGACTCAACGAGCGCGCTCTGATGGTCGGCGAGATCGCCAGCGGCACCTTCGCCCTGGGTGGTATCAACACCACCAACACCCAGCAGTACCCGGCCGGATCCGGCATTGGCTCCGTTCGCGAGGTGACCACGTTCACCGAGATCTCGCAAATCACCGAGCTCGCTTCGAGCGGTGGCGACCAGCAGTTCCTGACTTACGGCTTCCTGGCTGACGATGACGATCGCCAGATGCCCACCACCAAGAACCCGATCACCGTCACCATTACGGTGGCCGACGATGCATCGAAGCCGTATGTGGCTGTCTGCGAGGAAGCGGACGACGACAAGCAGCCTCGCGCCCTCCGCCTGAACCTGCCAGGCGGCGACAGCATCATCTACAACGGCTACGTGTCGATCACTGCGACCCCGACCATGTCGCGCAACAACCTGATGACCCGGGTTATCAGCGTTGCACTGACCGGCCGCCCAACTCGCTACGCGGCGGTGGTGTAACCCATGGCCAAGTTCACGCTGATCCAGAACCCGACCTTCAAGGCCGACGTATTGATCCCGCAGGTTGGCGGCGAGCCGGTGAAGGTGGGGTTCGAGTTCAAGTATCTCGACCGCACTGCCCTTGCCGAGCTCTACGCCGAGTGGGGTGAGCGCAACAAGGAGCTTGGCCAGAAGGCCGAGGAGATGAGCCTGAAGGAGTTCACCGCTGCCCAGATCGATCTGCAAGTGGATCAGATCAAGGCCGTGGTTGTCGGCTGGGGGTTCGAAGAGGAATTTACCGAGCAGAACATCCGGGTCCTCGTCAGCTCGATTGTCTCGACGCCCACCGCGGTGTTGCAGGCCTACGCCGAAGCATTCAGCCAGGCCCGCCTGGGAAACTCCTAAGCGCCGCACGAGCCCTCTATGAGCCGGGGCCGTCAGATGCAGATCTGGCTGCGTTCGGCTTGTCGCGCAAGGACGTGCCGGTCGAAGAAATTGGCGTGTGGCCAGATAGCTGGCCGGCGTTCACCGTCTTCGAGGCAATGGCCACTCAGTG